CAAGTTTTAAATAAGTTTTAATATATCTATCTAAAATATCACTATAATCAGTAGCTAGTTCAGGTTTAGTTTTGTTAACTATGGTTAATAAGTCTCTAACTTGATTTTCTATATTTTTTATTTCTTCAAAGGGATTCACTTGAAGTCTTTTTTAGCCTTTTTTACTAAACCATCTAACCCCTCTAAAATTCTTTTAAATTTATCTTCTTTTCCCTCATTGAGTTGGGATTTGATAGGCAATAAATTATTATATGAAACATTGTGTAACATTTCTCCACTCTCATGAAAGAAAATATTAAATTTTTGATCTCCTGTTGGAAACATATCCCCTATTTTCCCATTATTTGATTCAGCAATTTGTTGTTCTTTACCAAAATCAGAGAAAGGATCAAGAGTAAATTTTGCTCTTGATTGATGTTTATTTAACTCCTCTCTAATGAGTTGTTTTAATTCTGATTTGTTCATGGTTATAAATATTATCCTTTTTTACCTCCCATTGTTTTTCTTATTTTCTGAAGGTAGAGGATAGCATCCATGTGTTCCTCAATTGCATGATCCAACCATTCAACTAAGCTTAAATCTTCTCGATCTAGGTCAGTGTTGTATTTTTCTTTCCCCATTCGAGCTCTTGAAACAAACTGGTCAATAATTGAATCAACAATTGTATCTGTTTGTTCGATGGTTCGAGTTTTGTATTCTACGGATTTCCATTTTTTTCCTATATCTTTATTGGATGTCATTTCAATAACTTTTTAATTTCTTTATCTTCTAGTCCTTGCATTTCAAGAATTTGGACTAAATCTTTTTTCTTGAGGATGTTGACGTATTGGTCTGCTTCTCTAACACTACATTCCATGAATTGAGAAACGTTAGATAAAAGATCCTTGGATTTAGCTTTATTGGTTGATTTTATATACTTGAAAAACATTTTCTTTTTTGGTAAATACTCCTTATAAATATTATAAAGTTGTTCTTTACTTTCATAGGGAGTGATTTGTACATAATTAGCTAACTCAACATAATTTTTATCCATAGAAACAAATCTGTTAACCATATAAGAATTAAACTTATCCCAATCCTCCTCTGTGAATTCAGAGGAGGGGGTTTTGGAGTAGGTCATATGGTTAAGCCAATCGAATATGTTTTTTATGTTATGCTTCGATGACATAGTCTTTATATTCTTCACGTAATTCTTTTGGAATTGAATCTACTAGGATCTTTTTGGTTTCCAAATCATAGAATACTGGGATTGGTAGGAGTGCATCTTCTGTTCCTCCAACTACGAATTTAGATACTTTTCTAAGGAGTGTTGCTTGACCAAACAAAATACCTCCGTCAAATCCTTCTACGGATGTTGTGTTTTTTAGGTCAATGTTCATTTGTGGTTGTTGATTTTCCATCATAACAATTTATATTTGTTTTTTATTTCGTATAATATAAAAAAAGACCTGCCGAGAGACAAGTCTTTTTTAAACAAATATTTTTATATTTTTTAAAATTTATTATTAACATTCATCCAAGTCCAAGACCAATCAATTGGGGTAGGAGAGGAGATTGAATTTGGAATTAGATCTTCGGATATTGATTGATAATTTAAGGGTATAGTACAAGACGTAGTAGTATAGATTCCTATGCTTGAAAATTCAATATTATTTAATACAAGGATTGTATCAACTAAATTAGTAAAAGCATCTGATTTCTCTGTGGTGCAATCAGTTTCAAAACTACACCTTAATTTAATATTATTTAAGATAAGGTTAGAAATATTACCTTGTGCTTTGGATTTAAAATCTCCATCTCCATTTACAACACCATTTGTAAGTGAAAATAAACCATCAACATATGTTATTCCCTCAGGCCCATCAATCTCTAAAGATTCATCAGAGTTATTACCGTTAACTACAATAAATTTATCAACAGTTCCAGAATAATTCATATCAATATCAATACCATCATCACCATGGAATCCAACTAAAATATTAGATGCATTTACCGTTCCTCCGAAAAATTCAACCCCATCATCAAGATTAGCTACTACCTCAATATTAGAAATTGAAGTTCCTGAACCAACACCTCCTAACGTAAGTCCGTTAATTTCATTTCCTGCTCCTATTAAAGCCCCACCATGCCTTATTGAAATGTATTCTAAATTACCTGAATTATCAGTAGGGTCATTTCCACCAAATGCACCAAATTCATCTGAAACTGGTATTCCTTCTATTTGGGAAAGTACATCTCCATTTCCAGCTGAGATAGGGGCATTCCCTAAAATAATGATTCCACCCCATAGACCTTTGTCAGCCTCATCAAGGTTTGTTCCAGTCAAACTTCCAATCTGAATATTGTCTAATATTGATGTAAAAATAATTGGCTGTAGGGCTGTACCAACAGCATTAAGCATACCTCCTTGTGCAACAACAAGCGCAGAAGCAAGTGTACCTATACCTTCTTCTCCTTTAACAATTGTACCTGGCTCAATTGTTAATGTAACACCATCTTCGACAACAACCTTGCCTACTAACTTATATACGTTGTCTGCTGTCCAAGTTTCATTTGAGGTGATCGCTCCAGCTTTTATAACAGTTGATGATGGGAGGGGTTCTGCTACATATTCACAAGTACCATCATCTTTTTTGGCTTTTTCATTGTAGTTAGTAGCTGTTGGGTCTGTGCATCCTGGTTTGGAGCAAGAAACTAGAAATATAACCATTCCTAGTATAACATTGAATTTGTTCATAATTTGAGTTTTAATTTTATTATAGATATTTAACCTATAAATTACCCAAATTACTGAGGATGTACTATTAAATTACTTGGGGTTTAATAGCATCTATAATCTTACTCAAACATGACGCAATGTTAATTTCTTTATCTATTCTAAAATTTGCTTGATAAAGGTGCTCATTTAAGATAACAGACACTGTACCTTCTCTTCCAGGGGCATATTTTGAAACATGGTCAAACAAGAACCTATATAGTTCTTCAAAATCATTTACACCAGAATCTACAACTATTTGTCTGAGGGTTCTCCAATTTGGTTTTGGTTGTTTAAGTTCTTTTAAAATAGAGTTCATGTAACTAGAGGATACAACAACTGTCTTATCTACTTTCAAAGTATTATCTATAATTGAAAGTTGGATTGTGTTGAGCATCTTTCGAAGATCCGGATAGAATTGGGTTACAATATTTCCTAGATCTGTTACTTCATAGGATGTATTTTCTTGGTCAAGTATCCCAACTAAATGGTGGGCTATCTCTTTTTTAGAGGGTGGGATTACTTTTAAAACCTGGCATCTAGATTGGATCGGGTCAATGATTCTTTCAATGTAGTTACAAGTTAAAATAAAGCGAGTGGTGCGTGAGAAAGTCTCTATCACATTTCTTAATGAAGCTTGTGCGTTAATAGTAAGGAAATCTGCTTCATCTAATATTACCACTTTTAGAGATTTGAAAGATGCTGTGGATGCAAAACCTGTTACTTTTTCTCGGATAGTGTCAATCCCACGCTCATCACTCGCATTTATATAGAGGTAGTCACAATCTAAATTTTTAACTATAATTTTAGCTAATGTAGTTTTTCCGGTTCCTGCGGGGCCATAGAAACAAAGATTTTGAATATCATTTTGGTTTAGATATTGTTGGATAGTACTTTTAATTTGCTCATTTCCAACATAGTTATCTATTGTTTTAGGTCTATAATGTTCTACAAAGAGTGTATTTTCTTTCATGTAACTTATTTTGTATAAAGATAAAAAAAAGCCTGTCGATAGACAAGCTTTTTATTTAAAAGTTTTGAGAATTTTAAAAATTTAATATTGCTTTTATTTCTCTATAAATTTTATTAGATATATCTTCTACAACCTCATCAGTTATTGGTAGATCCATCAATTCAACTTCAATCATATTTTTTATTTTACTAGCAAGTGAAGTTTTCCCCTCATCATTCAACTCTCCTTCCTCCAACATATCCATTCGCATGTTTGATGTTGCTGCTTCAGGTAGTTCATTGAAATCTTTCTCTGCCATTTCCTCTGCCATATCAGGATCATCAAATACTGTTAGGAGAAGATTTACTCTATCGTCAATAGAAAGTGAAGGCCAAGCATCGCGTACTTCTGTTGTATAGTTTTCTTCCAATCCTTCTCTAATATGTTCAGTTTCTGATTTAAATAGTTCAAGGTCTTCAGGAAGTTCGAAGATATAGGAGTTTCCATCTCTTTGGGCTCTTCCTTGATAGTCAAAACCTAATTCATCAAAAATTATACCCGCATCCGGGTGGTCAATAGTGATTGAATAGGTGTCACCTTCATAAAACCTATCATATTTTTCTGCTAAAAAATACTCAAATGCATCTTCATATTGCTCTTTTTCACGATCGAAAATGTTTCCAACCATTCCCATTCCAACGAAGTTTTCGTCTAGTTGTTGTTTATCTATAGGTTCTGGTAGGCCTGCTAGTTTAGCCCATCTTTCTTTTTCTGTTGACATATTTTTTATTATAAATATTATTATTTTATGATTCCTGCTCTAACAAGCATTTGTCTACGTTCAAAATCTAGTGATTCTTTAAGATTTTGTTTAAAATCAAAAGCTAAAGGTTGAAGTTTTGCTCTTTGATCAGCCGAGATTCCTGTTACAACTAGTTTATATTTTCTATCTGTGCCTTCTCCTGTTGATTCTACTTCATACTTTGCTCCAGGAACATCTCCTAA